GCCGGGGACAAACCGCGGGAGTAACTCCTCCAACGTCCAATCAGGACCTGGAGCTCCATCTCTCCCCAGAGGTGATTAAGACTATCACCTAACGGTCAAAGGGACTAGTTCCTGCCGACCGGCTGATCTTTGAGTCGTCATGACTCTGCATCGTCTATCGAGGTTCGCTTAGAGCGGGACACTGTCCCCCCTGACGGGGGCACCGCTCGAGGTACCCTCGTAAGACTTATCAGGTCAATGCGCACCATAGCCTCCCTGGTACGCTCTCGGCTGAAGCATTACAACCGAAAAGGTACCGTCCTTCTAGTTTGTAACTAGATAGGTGGCCATTAAGTGCCAGTAGTGCTTTGCAGTACAGAGCAAGCCCCAAAGGCAAATTTGGTGTGCAGACGAATTTCAAGTATCAGCCCGTCCCGCGTTAAAGTCGCGGAGCAGTAGTAGCTACCCCCTAGGGTTCGTTGGGGACTTAGTCGTTTTCACGCGACTTCATCCATCAACAAACGTAGCCTTTATGAAGAGAGCAAAACATGGAAATTCATCCAAGCATGCCTTCTTCATCGAAGCTACGGTGAGGTGGCTGGAAATGTATATTCTACAATCCGGCTCACTTCACCTGGGTTTGCTAGCTGTCAGGAAGTTTCTGACGATCCTGCGAACCAGGGGAAAGAAAGAAGCGATCGCGTATTGTAAAAGCGCGAGAGCCTCGATCTTATCCTGGCTAGCGGCGTCAGATATCTCTAACAACTGCATTGCGTCTCCCAAGGCGCACGGTGTACCTCGAGTTCTACGGTTCTTGAGGGACGTTAAGGGGCCTCAGCACTACCCGTTAATTCGGCTAGTGTTGTCGGCTCTATACGCCTCTCGAGACCTTAAGCTCCCGCCCGTCCCTAGTGTGACGACGATAACGTCGCCTCCAACCATGGAGTACCCGACCGAAGTCGAGCGCTATTTGACGGACTTTTGGAGCGAACTCGGGATAAACCGCAGGTACCTAGGTAAGGTTCCCAAAAGTGTCTATTGGAAGAGGTTTCACCTCACCACTAAAACAGGTCCGAATGGACAAGCCATGTGGTCGGCTTTGGCCGATCTGTATGCGCTCCCACACGACCTGGTGGCCTGTATTGGCCGCATAGGTGGTAAGAAGTTAGCCTCTAGAATGGAACTCTTGAGAGACCTCGGAGAAAATAACTTCCTTCACCGGTTCTTCACCGGGACTAAGTCTGGCAGTTTTCGAAAGATTTCTGCAATTCCTAGTCAGGAAGGTAAAACTCGCGAGGTCGCTATTCTAGATTACTGGTCACAGACCTGTCTTAAGGGTCTGCACAAGTATCTATTTAGCATCCTCCGCCGGATACCTCAGGACTGTACATTCAACCAGGGGTCTTTCGTTGATAAGCTCTCCTTTGATGAAAGGGGGCAGTCGTTTTGGTCAATAGACCTAACGGCGGCTACGGACCGGTTTCCTATGAAACTGATCCATAAGCTAATCAGCGTCAGATTCGGTGACGGATACGCCAATGACTGGCGTCACGTCATGGTAGGTTACCCCTTTCAGACCCTATCGCACGGCGAAATCAGCTATGCGACTGGAAATCCTATGGGGGCCTACTCATCCTGGAACTCGTTCGCACTTGCACACCACTACGTCGTGTACTTGTGTTGTCGAGAACTAGGCCGAAACTGGAAAGAAGCACAGTATGTAATACTTGGCGACGACGTTGTCATTCACGACGACGACATCGCTAAGAAATACATGGAGACGTTAACTCTATTAGGTGTTGAGTTCTCGAGCTCGAAGACTCACACCTCACCGTATATGTACGAATTTGCGAAACGCGTCGTACACAGCGGAGTAGAGTTAACCCCGTTTCCTATTTCCGCTCTCTGGACCACTCGTAAACAGCACTCGTTGATGCTGAACGTGGTGGAC